GCCTCCGCAAACCCCTCCACAAATATAACAATTAATTTTTAATTACCAATTTTTTTGATTATAAACACAAAAACTTTCTCCTATATGAGCGTCCATCCATACGTCTTCATCAAAACAAAATTTCTTTTTATTGTCTGAACAACTGTTTCGTATTTCTAACCAATAACATGGCACTCCATTGTTATAATCAATACCATCATTTGCAATCGTTCCACAATTACAAGTTTCATCTTTGTTGCAACTTGTTAAAGCAACTGCTAAAATTAAAATTACTCTTTTCATAATTAATCGTTTTCTTCGTTTTTATAAAAATTATTCGATACGTTAACACGGATTTTCCACCGCTTTATTTTACGATAGTCAATCTTTTGCTTACCATTGTATAGCTTAAACACTTTCATAGCATCTCAATTTCTGTTATTACCTCTTTTAAAAACTTAATCCGTGTTAAACTAATTGTTTCTTGAATACGTTGGTGAGCTGTAAATATAGCGCAGTTACGTGCTACTCGATAATCTTTTATTCCAAGTCCAATGTAGAATTTATCTACTAAGTCTATTGCAAATTCTTTCGCTTTCATATATTTGATTTTACTATTATTTCATTATTATTAATTACTTTAAAACTTCGAGTGCGTTCGTATTTCTGCATAAAATGCAACCCCATTCTATTATAAACATCCTCATGATATTCTTTACCTTTCAAAAGTAATTCTTTTAAACGCTCAAGTTGTTCTAATAAAATTTTTTCATTTGTCCATTCAAATACTGCTGTAACCTCTTTTGCTTTCATTCTATTCTGATTTAAAGGTTATGTTGTAAAATATTTCTACAAATTAACTTGCTTCTCTTTCATCAAATCCAAGTACATTATTAGATTCTCTTGTATAATCTTTTAATTGTTGAACTAAATCAATCATTCTTTGCTTCTCCATTTCTTTGGCTTGTTCAACTAACCCCCAATAATCTAAAATTGGAGCATTACATAATTGTTCTGCCAACCATTCTACTGCTGTTTTCATACTCTAATCATATTATTGTTTTCATCGAATCGAACGACATACGCTTTTGCTTGACAAACCCGCATATAATGTTGCATATCAAACCTACCTAAATTCTTTTTCTTTTGGTCGTGCCAATAGTTAATTATTTCCAATAAAGTTGGTTTCGTGTTTTTAGCCTTTCTCATCGCATTAAAATTAAAATTAATACTAACGCTCCAATGATAGAGAGAAACAACGGCACAGCGAATAAAAAGCACATAAGCGCGTCTTTGTCCTCTTCGTTACGTGGTGTAACTTGTTCTAATAACTCTAAAAAATACTTTTTCATAATTGTTTGTTTTAATTGTTTTGACAAATATACTTATATTTTTAAATATAGGTTACATTTTTTTTAAATTATTTTTTATTGAAACAAAAAAACCCCTACCGAAGTAGAGGTTTCCTAACAATTAACCCAATTAATTATGAAAAAATCAATGCAAATATACTATTTTATTCTACGCAACAAAATTTTACTGATAATTTTTCCAGCTAATTTCAAAAGACCACCGTTTGCCTCGACTTTCACCTCAGACTTTTCAGCAGTCTTTTCAATTTGAATATCTAAATTCTTTGAATCGTAATCTACTTTTACCTCACCGTCTTTTCGTTCCACCTTTACATCAATGTTTTCAGTGTCAACTTCTACTTTTAAATTTTTCTTTGCCATTTTATTGTTCGTTTGTTGTTATTATTCCTTTTGATTCTAAATATATTTTTCTAACTGTTTGCGGTTGAGCTATTCTCCATGCAGTTCTACGCGATTTAACTAATCGTGTTTTTGCAATACGCACCACGTTAACTGCGTTATTCTGATTGCCTCCTAAAATATGATAGTGAGTTTTATCCTCACCTACATAAATTCCTACGTGTCCACCGCCATCTCTTCTAAACGTTAATATATCGCCTAACATTGGCTCCGTTACATTCGTTCCCCAATTCGTCCATGATAAAGCCCATAACGGTTTTGAAACAACTTCTAACCCAGCCATCTTACAACAATAAGCTATAAACAAACCGCACCACGGAATTTCATCTGACTTATAAATCTTTTCAAGTCCTACCTCTTTTGCCCAATTCATGATAATTGGATTGTGAGTGCCACCAACAAACTCCCTAACGCCTATTTGTTTAATGGCTTGAATTAATACTCTTGGAGCTGTTTCTTGTTTTAGCCAATCGTAGCTCATGATTCTCCGTTAATTTCGTCTTTTGGTTTTATAGCAAAATACGAATGTTCCTTTGTTAATACTTCGATAACTTGTTCTTTTTTATAACAGTCATATAGCCTTTGTTTTAATTCTTGTACTTCCGAATGTGTGTACCATAACCACATTGCAAGTACTCCAGTTGCTCCTTGTTTTTTAATTATTTCTAAAAGTTTAGTTATATCAATCATTGTTTTTAATTTTCAAAAGGTGGTGGAGTTGGTTTTGGTTCGTAAGGAATCAAGTCAAGGTCTTTTACCCAAAGAAAGTCAGGGTTAACGCACTGCTCCATTTCCTCTATTGATATAACCCAATTATCATTTAGGTCTTGAATAGGATTGAAATAAGAGTCTGGTGCATACCATTGACCTACTAATTCGTCTTTTTGTAACTCAGTAAGCAAGCCTACATAAGTTAGTCTTTGTTCTTTTGTCAGTTCATTTAGTTTCATACGTTTCTAAAGTTACTCAAAATATCTTTAAATGTTTCATGAGAATAAGCTCCCTTTGCTTTATTAGTCCAAACACAAACAAAATGAACATTTCCTTCCACATATCCTAACTCATTATCAATTCTATCCAAAGATAATAAATAAGGACTTGAAGTCATTTCTCTTTTTTCATTATATGTTTTAGGACAAAGCATATCCATATTAGTATAGGCACATTTGTAATTTTGACTTTCTAATAATTCTTGCAAATACTCTATTGAAACTTCAAATGGATATGTTCTTGATTTTGCATTTGCCTTCCATCTTCCATATAAAGCGTTATGAATATCTTTAGTTCCTCCTTTATTACAATTTCTTGGTTTTCTAACTCCTGTTGCCCATGCTTTTTTACTACCAGAGCCTTTACCAACTAATCTTTCTATCTTATTTCTATCTAATAAAAATCTTACTTTTTCGGCAGAAATTTTATATTTTTTTATTAAATCAGTTTGACTTAAACCATTAAGATAATCATTACATAAATCATCCTCATAAGAAAATCTATTTTGTTTTATAGCAGAGTAAAGTTCTGTCTTACCCAAGACAGCAATACCATGCATTTTCATAGTTCTTCTAACCCTGTCAGTTGTAGCATTCAAGTCTTTTGCAATTTCATGCGTTGTTTTTTTACCATAGTTTGATTTTATATAATCAACATCTAATGGCTTTATATTATTCCATCTTCCCATAATACAAATATACAACAATAAAATCATATTATCAAGGGATTTGGCGATTTAAGGTTGTTTGGAATGCTTGTACCGCTGTGTAGAAGTTATCTATTTCTGCACTTGTTAAATAATCTCCTATAAATGCAAATGCTTGTTGACGTGATGAATAAGCTGTTACACCATTAACATCTCTATCATTTCCCGCACCTAAATATATATTTCGATTAAGATAAAGAGAAGTTGTTGTATTAGTAATTGTACTATCTATTGTAGACGTTCCTCTTTTTCTAAAACTTTGAGATGTGCCTGTTCTTGTTACAGCAAATAAACCTCTTGAATCAGTATTAGCATTTGAAGCACTATTAAATGAAGTACCTAAACAACAAGAAGCATATTGATTAGAACTATATCTTGGGTAAATCATCACTCCATCTTGAGCGAATGTAATATAACCTTGACCTAAATCAACACTTGTTTCTAATGCGTTTGTTCTTAAATAAACACCTGCACTTGAATTTGTTGTTGCTGTAAAATTATTTGGACTGAATTTAGTATCAGCATAAGCATTAGTTCCGTTAGGCAAAGCACCATTAACCGAATGAGTCCAACCACCATTAAAGACTAATCTAAATGCAGCATCTAAATCTCTTGGGTCTTTAAGATTGAATTTATGTGTTGAAGCCGTACCACCAACAA